AAGTTCATCAATATTAGCTGCTACGTTGTTTATTTTAACCGCTGGAATATCGTCAAGTAGTCTAGCCAGTATTTGTCTTGTGCCGGCTTCAGCCTTACCTGTGTTGGCGTTGTAGTATACATCCAGCTCGGCTGTAACTTGATTCTTGGGATTGTCTTCTCCACCTATTTCCGGCGCTGGGTAATGGCCGGGAGGGCCGGGTTCTGGAACATTGCCAGCATATTTTGTGCCCCAAGCATGTGATGGGATAAAATTGAAAGTTGGAACACCCTTCAAAACTAACTTCTTTTTGTCTCTTTTGGGAGATAGGTTATCAAATATACGCATCTCGAAATTAGTCATTTCTTCTTTGATGCAAAGTTCGTTATTAGTACCATCTTCGCCAAATAAAAAGTTGAACTTTCTGCGCCACTGCAGACATCCCGATAAACTAGTTTGAATACTATTTATAAATAGCCTACCTAGAGTCTTGTACTTAGCAGTGGGATCGTCATCGTTGGCGTTAGCATCTAAATATCCAAGATTGTATTGCTCAGCAACAAAAGCTGCCGCTTCTATACCAAGAAACTTTCTTTGCTCGGGGTGTAGAGTTGTGCCACTTGAGCAGGCTTCATTAAACAAAAAGCTGTATATCTCATCGTCGCTATCCCAACGTCTTGTAACATATGCTTGTCTAGCGACATCAAACTGCATAAAGACTGGTTCAGTTTCGGATGACCCCAATGGTGGCTCCATCTGACTGAGGTCTAAGACCCTGCCCTCATCCAGAACTGAAGTAGCTGCCCTCTCCAAAAAGTCCGACTGAAACGCCATTGCAGACGCACTATCAAAAGCCGGATCAAACGCAAAAATCTTTGTGGAGCCCTTTTCCTTTAGTTTGGCAAACTTTTCAAATATGTCATCGCAAGAGAACATAGACATGCCAGCCTCAACAAAAGACACGTTGTCCGTTGAAATAGAATGGAAAGTCTTCTTGCCTTCCGTTAGCGATCTACCTACAAATTCACAAGTCATTTAATTTTCCTTATTCAAACCCCGTGTTTTGTTCTTTATAAAGTTCATTCTTCTTTTGTTCCCTGAACGCTTCTCTTTTGTTAGTCATGTTGGGATGCTCAGATTCAGACGCTGGAGAAAAGAACTCTGACCAAGGCTGTATAACTGCATCTCCAATAGCCTTGTCTTTTGCGCCACGATCTGGGAATAATTCCAACCCTTCCTTAAGGATCTTATTCGGCATACTAGAAAGGTCATAGTTTGTTTTACGATACCTTCTTTCACTCCCGTCTAATGTGACTTCTATGACATCTTCATACTGAACCTGAGCTACTGCCATGTCGTTTACAGTGGTATTCTGCTGTAGCGGCGTGAAGCTTTCATAGTTGCTTGCCATAGCACTGGTAATCTCACTGTACTTTTTAAACTCTTTAGTGTACTCAGTCTCAGTAGTTTCTTGTATTAAGTGATTTCTTATCAAGAGGTTGCGTTGATCTCTGATTCTTTGTTTTTCTCTAGTAACTTGTCCTATAAGATTTTCGTGTTGTTTTTGTAACTTACCAAACTTAGGAGTGAATAAATCCATCTTGTAGGAAGTTTTTACACCGTTAGTTCCAACATCTACATTAATGTCTGTTACTAATGGGCCTCCGTTTGTAAGTGCTTTGCCTAAGCTGTTTCCTGCGGGTATTCCGACGTAAGTAAAAGATCCTCTTTCAGAGAACAGCTGCAGACTGTTGGAAAAAGCGGCTTTCAATGAACCTGCCTCGTCTAATAAATAGTACCCACCAAAATTCCATGGTGCAAGATTTTCATCTTTTTCAAACTCAACCTTGCCACCAAGATTAGCGTATCTTGCTGTGCGTGGGTTTGAATCTAAATAAGAATATGATGCGTCATTTATGAACGAAGACACCCAAGGCCCGTAGCACCTCTCTGTGGATTCCATAGGTATTGCAACCATATTTGGATAAACAGGAGAAGGAGCGCTAAAGTGTATTCTAGCCTCTGGCGAAGCTATTGAAAGCTTTTCCATTGCTACTTTATATGCCTTGAAGGCGTTTTGTATCGTTCCTAATCCAGCAATGCTACATAGGTTTGCTATTCTTGCTGTTGGTTGGCCTTTCCAAGCGGGTTCTGCAAATTGTGGTATTTTAACAGTATCCATTGTAAGGTAGTGTTTAGTTGTAGGAGCCTGAAATGCCTGATATGGCCCATCTTGCATACGAGAGTCTATAGTGGCGGATATTCTACCCGGCATTGTTATGATTGCGTACACATGGTCACTATCAACATCTTTTAAGTTGGTTTCTACTATGTTTCCAATAAGTTTTTTTTCTTTTGCTCCAGCTCGCAACGCGCTATATTCTGGGAACCTTTTGAAGTCAGTCCAAGGTACTTTGACTTGATCTTGACCTTTATGATCTTCCGGTAGGTTATCAGCGCTGTCAGTTGGCCCAGCTCCACCAGTAGCTATATGAGGAACCCAGTGCGGGCGAT